ACCAGCAAGGTGAATGCCAGGACCAGCACAGCTGCCGTTGCAAGAGCGGCAGCAAGCGCCGATAAGATAGACTCACCCGCAACCGGATCGGGCGTGGACAAAAATAACCAGGCGCGCTTTAGGCGCGACGGGCGCTTTGTTTTATAGCGTGGGGCATAATCGTGTTTCATGAGTGTTCTCCTGTGTTGTTAACACCCCAAACATTAGTCAGTTTTTAAGGGCGCGTCCCATATTTGCGACGAATAACAGGTTTGACCAGTTAACCAATTATCTCAACAACCTGCCGTTTTGCGTCCTCAAAACCCTTGGCTAGGATCCATTTATGGCCAATGCCCAGCAGATAGTCGCGCCAATCTTTTTGTTCGGCCGACAATGAGCCGCCTTTTTGCCGCTTCATTTCCACCCACAGCAGAGCCTCTGGGACCATTAAATCTGGTACGCCAGGATAAACACCCTCAGATTTTAACTTGGCAGCCGTGATGCGATTACGGTCGCCGCCGTTCGGTATAGCGAATATTCGGTGCTGCGGGTAAGTCTTGCGAAACCATGCAACAAACCTGACTTGCTCTAGGTGCTCAGAAGGGTATTGCGTTTTCGTATTGATCACAGTCATTCTCCTTGGTTACATAATCAACCGGTATCTCTTGCTTAAACCGGGCGCAATAATACTGCCCTTGCCACGACTCGCAATGATCGCAGTTGCCACAAACCCTTGGTATGTCAACCTTGCCGCTTTCCATGTATTGCCTCGCTAGTTTTCGGATTAAATTATTAGCCGCGTACCGCCCGGCGTTCTCTTTTTTATGCTCAAGCGGTTCGCTGTGATATGAGTCTAACCACGCCTGACAATACGCGCCATGTATTAAATTAACAACATCTGTCGGTATTCGATCGACGACCTTTTTAATATAGCGCATATCGTCAACGTTGGGCTTGATAACATCTTTCTGTAACACGGTAGAATTTTCCCTCTTTTTTATAGCGCAGCATAACCGGGTGCGGGCGATTGTTCATGACCGAGCAAACATCCTCAAGCGTTGTGCATTCGGATAACACCGCGCCGCATTTGGTCGCTATATCGTAAAGCGCCTGCAGCGCCATCTGCCCGGCTTTACCATCATGGGCCACACAAAGGTACTCGGTAACAGGTTTATCGCTTAGAGCGCCGTAATAGGTGGCTTTAATCATATCCATACCGCTTCGCTGTGATGTGTGGGTTTTCCACATCCAACCACTTACGTCCATCTCAAGATCAGCCAGGCCCATAATATCGTCATTGTAAAGCTGATATTTTTTCTCGGACGCCGGCAGATCAGCAGAAAACTCATGGCCACATTCGCAGCGCTTAACGGATAAATGCAGTATCTCGAAACAATCAGGGCATACTTTCACCGGCGCCTCACCGCCACCGCCTGCCTTGGTTGGCGGCTGCACAGCAGTGATTGGCCCATGCGCACGGACGCAGCCCGCAAAGTCGAGAACCAGGCAGTGGTCGGTATGCGACTTAGGGCGAAGCCCGCGGCCAGCCATTTGCACATAAAGCGACGGCGACATAGTAGGGCGCAGCATAGCGATAAGATCAATGTCCGGCGAGTCAAACCCAGTGGTCAGCACGTTAGCGTTAGTAAGCGCCTGTATCCTGCCAGCTTTGTAATCATTAATAATTCGCTCGCGCTCGGCCTTTGGTGTGCCACCGTGTACCGTTTCAGCGACTACCCCAAACTCGCGCAGAATATCGCGAATATGCAAACTATGGTCAACGCCAGAACAAAAGAACAGCCACATTTTGCGGTTACCTGCAAGGCGCATAACCTCTTCAACAACTGCATAATTATGCTTATCAGTATCAACCGCTTTTTGCAGTTGGCTCTCAATAAACTCACCACCGCGCTTATTTACGCCGTCCGTCGACAAATGGTGGCTAGTCACTTTCGAGCGAAGTGGCGCAAGGTAGCCGTGATAAATAAGCTCCTCAATACTTACCGGCTCAATCAGATCATCGAACAGCGCATCGCCGTCGTCAATTTTGCCATGACCCAATCGCCAGGGCGTGGCTGTTAACCCGACCACCCGCAGGCTGGGATTAATTTCTGTTAGCTCATTGATCAGCGTTCGGTAAGCGCCTTGCTCCTTGTGGCTTATCAGGTGGCACTCGTCCACGATCACCAAGTCAATATGGCCCAACAGGCTAACCTTTCGGCGTATGGACTGAATACCGGCAAACGTGATCGGCTGCCCGATTTCTTTTTTTCGCATAGCGGCGCTATAAATACCCATCGGTGCATTGGGCCAATGCTGGCGCATCTTTTCGGCGTTCTGCTCGATTAACTCTTTGACATGGGTGAGCATTAGCACCCGGGTCGACGGCCAATTCTGCAAAGCATCCTTACAAAGCGCAGCCACAATATGCGACTTTCCAGCACCAGTTGGCAGAACCAGGCACGGGTGACCGCTATTATTAATAAACCAATCATATAGCTGATCGATAGCGCGTTGCTGGTAATCCCTAAGCATCAATCAAGCTCCCATCGCATGATTTCCATCGACTTTACGCCACCCTCACCGTTAATAATACGCTGCCCTTTACACTCATACTCGGCGTTGATTTCATCGCCGCCAACGAGCGTCCAGCTGGGTATTAGGTCTGGGTGAATAACATGGCTATCGCAGCCGGTGCGCTGGTGGACAGTAGGTATGGCGTCATTCCAACGCGCACAATGCCATGTACCGTCCGCTTTTGCGGTTGAGTGGGCGCAGGTTCGGCAATTGTGCTGCACAGTCGTAGCGTTACGGTGGCACATATCGTAAGCCGGGCAGAACTTGCACAAATACCATTCAAGCGAAGCGCCAGAGCAAGGCTCGGCGATCCGATCAAGCGTGACAATGCGCTTTAAACGCTCAAGTAGCTTGTTCGCATAATCGCCATCGAAGCGCACCCGCTCGCTATACAGCTCGTCGTCGTTCTTATTCACAGCAAGATAAAGCGCCCGATCAACCCCGGTACCAAGCATATAAAGCTGTATTTGAGCGTAGTGCTGGGGCTTGGCCTTTTCAACACCCTTGGCTTTTAGGTCTTTAAACGACTTATCGTTGTGCGTTTTCATCTCAACAACGTGGCGCGTTTTAGGCGCCTCAGGGACACCAGACTCAATGATGCCGTCCATGGATCCAGATATGTGGCAGCCGAAGTCAACGCGAAACTGCATACCGTTATCATCAGTGGTGGTGACGATTATGCCAGCAGACTCTAAATCTTGAGCAAAAAGGCTTTCCTCAAGCTGGCCACGGCGAAACAGGCGCAGCATACGCCCGCTAAACTTTTCTTTAAAAGCCCAGCGAAACGACAACCACAAATACCGATCACAGTGATGCCCAGCCAAGCTGGCGCCCATGTGAGGGCGAAACGGATCTGGCGTGGACTCGTGCGCTTTGTCAATTAGCGCGTGGGTGGTATTTTCTCGTTCAGGTAGTTTTGCCATAAAAAATCAGGGCCGGTTTCCCAGCCCTGCTCCATGTTACTTTTTAGCCCAAGGTGGCGCGCCCGCAGACGCTTGACTGCCAGCAACAGCGCCAGTCGGCGGCTTACTACCCTCAACCGCCTTATAGCCTTTGACGTCATTTGAAGCGCCGTACTGCTCGGACTGTGTGACCGCCAGTTTAATACTCAACACACCACCAATAAGCTCGTCGGTGTCCTGAACCTTAGAGAGCCCGATAGCGCGCATCAGCTCACCGAGCTGCTGGTGACCGATCTCTTCGGCTTTAGGGTTCGGATTGCGAATGTTCAAATTGCCGAACACAACCCGGCCCTCATGCGACGGGCCAGTTATATCGTAGCGAACAGCAATGTACTGACCGTTCCCAGCCTTGGTGTCCTTAAGTTCGGCACCAGCGATCTTGACTTTATACCAACCAGCCGGCAACGGCTCGTAGTTGTTATCCGACTGCGGCATTTGGTCTGCCGCAAAAGTTTGACCTAAATTAGCCATGTTACTTCTCCTCGATTGTAAAAGACGGGCGACCAGGCTTTGCCGTGATTGCACCCATAAGCGGTTGTGTGATTTCCGGAGCGGCTTGTTTCCAAGCCGCCATATTTATTTCAGGCTTCCAACGGAACAGCGAACCCAAGTGGTTGCTCAATCCGTTTTCCGCCGCGATTTCTTGAAGCGCGTCGGCGTTAATCGAGCGGTTTATGCGGCAAACTGTTTTCACCACAAAGCCGTCAACCTCAAATTTCTGACTACCCTCGCTCTCGGTGGCAACACCAAGCTGACCAATCAGCAGGTCCTCAATATCACGGCGCCGGTCGGTCGCGTATTTTTCCATGGCTTTATAGTTAAGCCAAAGCTGGCCAAAGTCGCTTTCAGCGCAAGGCTTAAAACCAATCTGATCAAGCGCATCAGCCATTTCATGTACTAAACCGTCAATACTCAGCGAGTTAATCATGACTCACCTCCAATTTTACGAATTAAAGCGCCCAAGTCGGGAGCCTCCCAGTTGTCCAGCTTGCCGCTGCGGTCTTTTGCCGTCCACAAGCCGTCCGAATCGCACATTAAAGCGCGCTGGGTTTCACCGTCCGCATCCTTTTCAACACGCAGCGCCAGCACTTCGTCAAAAAAGAAAGGCAGCGCTTGGCCCAGTTTATTGCCCGGCATCGACGGGGCGTACAAAATGCGACCCATCTCGTCCTGCGACTTTTCTAGCTTGGCGCTGAAATAAACGTTTTTGCCAGGAATGTCGCGAAACGAACGAATCAAGTCGCCCATCAAATCTTGCAAAGCGCCATATGCCTGGCGGGGGTCTTTGGTTTTTTTCTTCTCAGCAGACAGCACAACCTCAGCAATCTCACTGATCGAGTCAAGCGCGATACTATCAAACTGCTTCGCGTCGTCAGAACCCATCACCCATTTATAGGCCTCGTTAAGCTCGTCCATATTACTGATCTCAATAAACGGCAAATCCGCATCAGCAATAGAAAGTAAGCCGCCCTCGGCAGATAACACAACAGGATTAGGAAGCGTCTTTATAAGCGACGTTTTACCCGCGCCAGCTGCGCCGTAAACCAACAGCTTTACGCCGTTGCTGTGAAGCCCCTTAGTGGAGCGTAATTGTATAGCCATGTCAGTACCCTCGTTGTAGCCGGTCTGCGAAATGCAAGTCGGCCGTGTTGCTAAACTTAGCTTAATGGACTATCCTTGTCAACACTTAAATGAAAACACACTTACCGAGGGCGAAAGTATGCTTACACTAGAAGAAATACGAAAACGATTGGACCACAGCAACTTGCAGGCGGTAGCCGATGAAACAGGGCTGCCGTATAACGTGGTTTACCGCTTTGTGAAAAAGGGGTCAAACCCGTACTATAAGACAGCACAAAAACTCAGTGAGTACCTGGAGAACCGCGATGGCTGATTTAACCAACGTATTCGGTGGTGCTTTTAAGGCGCCCAGCGCGCCAGTAAAAAAGCCTTTATTGGATCAAATAAAGGACGCCATCGTAAACGCAAACCTTGAGGCGCCAGAACACATCGAGATTGACGGCAACATTCACCGGTTCAGCACCAACGGCAAAAGCGGCGACGATGCCGGGTGGTATATTTTTTACCCGGATAACGTAACAGCGGGTGCATTTGGTTGCTGGCGCGAGGGTGTGACCGTCAACTTTAAAGAGGATATCGGGCGCGAACTAACCGCCGTTGAGCAGATGGCAGTCAGTCGCCGCACCGCAGAAGCCCGCGAGCGCCGCAAAAAAGAGCAAGAGCGCAAGCACGAAATGGCAGCAGAAACGGTTGAGTCAATATGGGCAAGCTGCGGCAGCGCAAGCGATGATCACCCATACCTACAAAAAAAGCGGGTCAGCTCGCATGGCCTGCGAATTACCGGCGATGGGCGTTTAATCATCCCCATGTTTGACATGGACGGCCAGCTGCGCAGTCTGCAATACATTAGACCAGACGGCGATAAAAAATACCACAGCGGCGGCGAGGTTAAAGGCTGCAGCTATCGCATCGGCTCAAAACAGGACACTATTTACATTTGCGAGGGTTACGCCACCGCAGCCACCGTACACGAGGCGACCGGGTGCTTGGTAATTGCAACTTTTAGCGCAGGCAACCTGATCAACGTAGCTAAAAGCATCCGCGAAACATACGGCGAAACAGCCAACCTTGTGATCATAGCCGATAACGACGAGCCCAGCCGAAACCACCCAAACGGCACAGGACAGGAGCTAGGCAAGCAAGCCGCAGACGCAGCAAAAGCGCGCCTGGTTATCCCGCCAGAGCGAGGCGACGCCAACGATTACGTCAACGCCGGGCATAGCCTTATTGATATTATCAAGCCAAAGTCTGATGACTTTCTTGTCCACGCCGATCAGTTTAGTGAACAGCCAGCGCCCATTTCATGGCTGGTTAAACATTGGTTACAACGCAACGCCCTGATCATGGTGCATGGGCCATCAGGCGGCGGAAAAACATTTACCGTGCTGGATATGGCATTACGCATGGCGGCCGGCTTTGACGACTGGCGCGGCCACCGCGTATCAAGCGGTAACGTGGTTTACCTGGCTGGCGAGGGACATCACGGTTTGCGCGGGCGTATTGCCGCATGGAAGCACCACCACAGCGCCAAACGGCTTAATATGTGGCTTAGTAAGACAGGCTGCGACCTAAACACGGCCCAAGGATATAACCGCGTGGTGGACGCCGTAAGCGATATCGCAAAGCCGGATATTATTATTGTTGATACCCTGCACCGGTTTTTATACGGCGACGAGAACAGCGCCCAAGACGCCAAAACCATGCTTGACGCCTGTGCGGCTCTCATGGAGCGCTTCGATTGCTCGGTTTTATTAGTACACCACACCGGTGTAAGCGACGAAGCCCAGCACCGGGCTCGCGGCTCTAGTGCATGGCGTGGGGCCTTGGACATTGAGATCAGCGTGATACCAGGCAAGGGCGACGACATGCCCATGCAGATCGTTCAGCGCAAGAGCAAAGACGCTGAAGCGGCCCAGACCATTTACGCCGAACTTCAATCGGTAGCAATACCCGGCTGGCTTGACGAGGACGGTGAGCCAGTCACCAGCGCGGTATTGGTCGAGAGCGCAGAGCCGGTCGAACGAAAAAAAGATAGTAAGGTTGCTGAGATGATCAAACTGTTTGAGCGCTGCTGGTTTGCGTCAGGGGCAGAGGTAAACGCCGCAGGTTTGCCATACCTAACCGTATCAGCAGGGCGCGATGCATTGGCTGAAATTTGCGGAATGAAAGACGGAACAGCCAAAAACCACATGAAAGCAAGCTATCAAAACGGCATGATTTATCACCTCATAAATGGCGGAATTTTGACCGCAAGCGAGCATGGTTTTGTGGTTTCAGACGAGGTTATCTCAAGCTCGTTTTTGATTAAAAAATGAGCAATTAGCGGTATTCTGACAGGTCCTCAAAAATACCGCTCAGAATACCGCTGCGGTATTGCGGTATTATAGGTGCGGTATTATACAATACCGCTTGCAGGACACGTGTTACAAGGGCTTCAAAAAGCGGTATGATTAGCGGTATTGTGTCGGGGGCAAGAAAATACGGTGCGGTATGCCGGTATTCTCTCCCTATAGGGAGAATACCGATAATACCGCCCGATATGCGGGCCGATCCATACGGGTAATTTGAGGTGGGGAAATGCCGTCACAAAAAAACCAATCTTGACCAAAAACGACAACGCGATATAATCATCAAGCGGCTAGGTTAGCTACCGAAAGCACGTTACACCCGAAGCGTGTTGCCGTTTCAATATTCGGGCATCTTAGAGGGTAAAGATATGAACGTATTATCACTATTTGACGGAATGAGTTGCGGTCAGATTGCATTGAATCGCATTGGTATCAAGCCTAGTAATTACTACGCCAGTGAGTTGGATAAGTACGCAATCCAGGTAACACAAGCGAACTACCCTGATACGGTACAGCTTGGTGATGTAACCAAGTGGCGTGAATGGGGTATTGATTGGGGTAGTATTGACTTGCTCATAGGTGGTTCACCTTGTCAGGGATTTAGCTTTGCGGGCAAGGGTTTAGCGTTTGATGATCCAAGAAGCAA